GCGGGCGCCCTGGCATGAGCCGGGGCGCCTTTTTGCTTTTCCAAAAGAAAGCCCAAAGAGGGGTAGACAGCGGTAGACACTTTGCTATTCTGGAAGCATGAACAACACCACGACCCCCTCCCTCACCGCCGCCGACTTCGCCGCGCACGCCGCGATCTTCACCCCGCTCCCCGGCGTCGCCACCGTCATCGCGCTCGCAACGGTCGCCTCGGTCCTTTCCGCCTACGCCGGCCTCTTCACCAACTACCGCACCCCGGCGCAGCGTGCGGACGACCTCGACTACTCCCGCCGCCACTTCGGCACCGTCTACTACCACAACCCCAACAACTAGGAGAAAAGAAAGATGCACCTCACCAACCTCGAGATCAACCAACTCATCGCCGCCCTACGCTACGCGGTCGACGATCTGCAGCAACTCGGCTACCTCGTCTCGAGCCTCGACACGGGCAACGACTACCCGACCCAATACACCACCGACGAGACCGACGACAACTCTGGAGACGCGCCTACGATGCAGGTCGAAGGATGGACGCGGGCCAAGGAAGCGATCGCGCTCCTCGAGGGGATCCAGGCCGACTAGATCCAGGCCGGCCACCACTGGCGCCCCGGCTTCGGCCGGGGCGCCTTTTTGCTTTTCCAAAAGAAAGCCCAAAGAAGGGTAGACACCGGTAGACGCTTCGCTAAACTTGAAAGCATGAACAACACCGAGACCACCCGCTTCGCCACTGGCACCACCTACTTCACCCGCTCGATCGGCGATCACAATTGCATCTTCCGCTTTGAGATCGAGCGCCGCACCGCCTCGTCGGTCTGGATCAACGTCGACGGCAAGACCACGCGCCGCAAGATCTCGGTCTACAACGGCGTCGAGATCTTCCAGCCCTTCGGCTCTTACTCCTTCGCCCCAACCATCTCGGCCGACCGTCCGGTCGCCGTCTAAATCCCCGCCCGCACCAGGCGCCCCGGCTTCGGCCGGCGGCGCCTTTTTGCTTTTCCAAAAGAAAGACCAAAGAAGGGTAGACACGGGTAGACACTTTGCTATTCTGGAAGCATGAACAACACCGAGAACACCACCCCCACCGCCGCGCACCTCGCAGCAAAATCCACCCTCGCAGCCGCCGGCATCGAGACCCTCCGCCCTCGCAACATGGACAGCCTCGACTTCCACGAACTCAGCGTCAACGATATCACCTCGATCATCGAGGAAGCATACGCCGCCGGCCTGGAAGCAGCCCGGAAGGCCAACAAGTAAACAACATCCGGCCCGCCCTCACCGGCGGGCCAAAACAACCAACCAGAACCAAGCATGAAGATCCCAAAGAAATACAAACTCGACCAGGCCGTCTCCCGCTACGAGGACGCCCGCTTCGCCACCGAGCACATCCACATCGATACCGACAATAAATGCGCGGTCGCCACCGACGGCCGCATCCTGGCGGTGGTGCCCTGCGAGCCCTCGCCAACCGAGGAGATCATCGGCGACCCGGCGCTCGTCCCGGTCGACGCCTTCAAGGCCGCACGCAGGGCCGCCGGCGGCGGGCAGAAAAACCCGGACCTGGTGCTCATGGTCGACGACCGGGTGACCGTCCAGGACGGTGCCGGCAAGCGGACCTTCGACCAGGGCAAAGGCGAGTTCCCCAACTACAAGAACGTGATACCTGCAGCCGGCGCCGGCAAAATCGAGCTCGTCATCAACGCCAACCTGCTGCAGAAGCTCGCTAACGCCCTCGGGTCCAGCGGCGGCGTCAAACTCGAGATCCAACACGTGGTCGACGACAAGGGCGTCCACAAGCACATCGAGCGGAATAAGGGCATCCGGGTCACCCCGATCACTCAAGGCACCGAGGGCGAGAACGACGCCTACGGCGTGATCATGCCCATCACCCAGACATGAGCAGCGCCTTCGCCGTCTTCAAGCTCGCCGCAAAGTCGCACCCGTGCGACGACTGCGGCGAGCAGATCGTCAAGGGCGACCGCTACATCAAGGCGAGCCGCAAGCACGCAGGCGACTTCGAGCGCCTCAAGTTCTGCCTCTTCTGCGCCTCTCGCAAGCGCGAGGGGCGGCCGTCCTGGCACGACCTCGCTAGACGGGTCCCCGCTTCCGGCGGGTCATAGTTGCCAGTGAGCCCTCTGCCCGTTACCGTAACGGGCATGGCAATCCTCACCCTCGGCGCATACGGTGGCGCCACGCCCCCAACCGGCGTCACCAATAAAGAGTGGACCGTCGACATGGACGGCAACACCGACTCGGCCGGGATTGTCAGCTACCCGACAGGGCTGGCGGCGGCCGGCCACGGGATCCTCTTCGTGCGCGGCGGGACCACCGGCGCCGCGGCCTCGCTGGCCGACACCGACATCGACGTCCTCGAGGACCTGGTCGAGTATCAGAGCACCGCCTACGGCGACCCCGCCGGCGGCCGCACAATCTTCGCGCCGGCCATCCGCGGATGTGCCGCCGACGTATGGACCGACGGCCCGGCGAGCCCTGGCACCGACGAGTTCGGTGGCGACGACCTGCAGGACCTCGCGCTCTCGTGGGGCATCATGGACGAGATCGGAGTGGCCGCCGGCACGCCCGCCATCCACACCGGCAAGAAGGGCGCCCTGGCATTCAGCGCCGGCGCCATGCGGCTCCTCAAGGCGCTCAGGGCGCGGACCTTCCAGCCCCGCGCCGTCTGCCTCCGGTCCCCCCTGACCAACATCGCATACCCCGGGCACGTTACATCCGACGCGGTCAGGGCCATGATACCAGGGTGGACCAGCCCTTCCGGCACCGAGCACCAAGACCTTACCACCTACGAGAAGGCCCAAAAGGTCGCCAGATCGGCGCTCCACTGGTGCGAGGACCTCCCCTACATCCCGTACCTGATAATCCAGGCCGAGGACGACGCGACCATCCGCGCCGAGGACACCAGGGCCTTCGTTAAATACATGAAGGACCTCGGCCACGACATCGACCTCGCCAACGTCCCGACCGCCGGCCACTCCTTCGCTAGCGCCAGTCTGGTCAAGGCGTCCAACAATCTCATCAGGGGCTTCTTCAACCGCACCCTCGAGGTATAGGCACGCCGGGCGTTTATCCGTTACAGTACGGACATGCCAACACCCGTCCAGGAAGCCGCCCGCTATGCCGCCGCTACCGTCGAGGAGCCCCTCGTCGAGACCGGCGCGACCTATCTGCCCGTCTCGGCCCTCGGTATGCAGGCCCGCAAGAAGGCCCTGCGTGAGCTCCGTTGCATCCCCGCCGGGATCGAAGTGGCCGAGCCGGTCGAGGCCGCCAACGAGGCCGACACCCTGGCGCACGGCGCCGACCCCGAGCCGGCGCCGGCGCCCGAGCCCGGTGACGACGAGACCACCGAATAGATAAGGGTGCCAGGATGGCCGAACAAGTACGCCCGATGCAGTACCAGGAGGAAGAACGATTCAAGTTCGACCCCTACGCGCACGCGGTGACGGCCATCACCGAGCCGCACCGGATGACCCACGACGGCTTCATGTACAACGCGAGCAGCGGCGGAATAGCCGTCGCAGATGGTGCCACGCTCGACGTGATCTTCGCGCTCGCGGCGGGCGTTTTCGCGCATGTTATTCTGGTCGAATTCGGGATCGACGACGGGCCCGGCCTCGTCGAGCTTTACGAGAACGTCGTCACAAGCGACGATGGGACGACCGTACTCACCAAGAACCACAACCGCGTCGGCACCCCGTCCGACCCGGCCACCGTGGTCACCCATACCCCGACAATCACCGACGTGGGCGACGTCCTGCACCAGCGGTACATCCCCGATCCGGGCGGTTCAGGCAACCAGAGTCTAGGCAACGTCTTCTCGGGCGAGGACCAAGAGTGGGTCCTCGGCGGCGAGAACAAGTACCTCTGGCGCCTCACCAACAACAGCGGTGGCGCCATCAACGCTGGGGTCCACTTCAACTTCTACGAGATCGGCTACACCGTGAACCACCGCGAGGAGTTCGACAACCTGTCCGGAAGCTAAACCATGCAAGAGCTAAGAATCCGAAACCAATCGCAGCAGATCTACACCCGCGCCATATCGAGCGCGTGGCGTAATAACATCCAGCTAAACGACCCGAGCCTCTGGCAATTCAGAGACCCCGAGGTCGAGGAGAAAATGCTACGCGATGCCGACATCAGGCACGCGGTCGGATACCGCCGGCACCTCATCGCAGGAAAAGACTGGCACATAGTCCCTGCCGACGCGGCGAGCGCACGCGCCCCGATGGCGGTCGAGATCGCCACCGAGCTCGTCAAGGGCATCGAGGGGTTCACGCAGTCGCGTATGAACCTCGCCCGGGCCTTCTTCTCGGGCGCCCGCTTCGCCCGCATCCACGGCGAGCCCCGAGTCCTCCGCATCGGTGACGGCAAGCCGCGCACCTGGTGGGTGCCGACCAGGCTCGAGGACACCGACAAGCGCATGTACCGAATCGTCCCGCAAAACGACGACGGCGAGCTCTCCGCGCACTGGGAGCGGTGGGACGTCGGCGAGGTGACCTTCGCTCCCGAGTCGAAGATGGACGCGCTCCACACCATCAAGCACGTTTACCAAGACGACGAGGCCACGCTCGGTTACGGCTCCGCGCTCCGCGAGGCCCTCGGCTGGTGCTGGTACGCCAAGGAACACGTATTCCAGGAGAGCCTCGCGGCCGTCGAGAAGTTCGCGCAAGGCATCCTCGTCGCCAAGATTGACGGCGCACGCGACGCCAAGACCGACCTCCCGAACAACGAGCTCATCGAGGACTGGACCGGAGTGCTCGAGGACCTTCGCGCCCGCCACGTTCTCGTATTCGACAAGAGCGACGAGGTCGAGATCCTGCCAGGCGGCGGCGAAGGGTGGCAGACCTTGGAGACGATGCGAGCCGAGCTCTGCTCTAAAGTCTATACCTTGATTTTAGGCGCCAACCTGACTACCGCGGCAAGCGATGGCGGGAGCTACGCGCTCGCAGAAGTCCAGGAAAACAGCACCGAAGCGCTCATCCAGTTCGACCGCGAGACCCTGCAGGAGACCCTAAGCAAGAGCCTCATCGGCTGCCTCTGGTTCCGCAACCACGCGAACCTCGTCGAGCTCGGCATCGACCAGGAGCGCCCGCTCTTCAACATCACGCAAGAGAAGCGGCAAGATCCCAAAGAGCGAGCCGAGGTCGCAAGCACACTCTCGGCGATGGGCGTCGACCTGCCGCTCAATGAGGTCCTGGAGCAGACCGGATTCTCAGCACCCGAGGAAGGTGAGCCAATCATCCCGGGCGGTTCAGGGGTTCAGCCCTTCGGCGGCGGGCTCTCGGACTTCGGGCTAGCGGGTGGCGAAACCGCGGCGCCGGTCGACGTGCAGGACACCGCGCTCAACGGCGCACAAGTGCAAGCCGCGACCGACATCATAGACCGCGTCGTGAGGGACGTCATGCCCGCAGACACCGCTATCGATATGCTCATCACCATGTTCAACTTACAGCCCGATAAGGCGAGGCGCATGGTGGAAGGTGCCCGTACCTTCGAGCCCGTCGAGACCTCAACGGAGTCGACCGTCTAGACCATGGCCGAGTTCGACGTCAACGGAATCCTTGAGGACATCAACACACGGCTCGCCGAGGGTTATATCACGGCCTTCCGCGAATACCTGGTCGCGGTCGTCTTGAGAAACGCGCCGCAAACCCGCGACGCCCGACTCAAGCTCGAGGAGGTGGTGCGCGAGTCGATGGGGGCGGCCGAGGTCCTCGGCGCCTTCTCGACTCTACGCCAAGCGGCGGCGGTACTCGGCGAGGACCGGGTCCACCTTGCAGCGGATCGCGGTCAACTCCTCGCCTTCGCGGACACCTCGGCGACGAAGATCCTCTCGAGGGTCACCTTCGCCGAGGCGCTCGAGGACCTGGTCGACCGCGTCCCGATGACGCTACGCCCTGCCGCGGAGAGGGCATCCTTCCGCATCGCCGAGCTCTACAGTGAAGAAGGCGGCGTCATCGCCTTCGCCAAGTCGGCCGAGGACGCCGTCACCGCACGCGCCCAAGAGCTCATCGCTAAGGGGGTCCGCGAAGGTATCCCCGAGCGCGACATCGGCCGCACGCTCGCCTTCGGTGTCAACAGGATCCGCGAGGAGACCGAAGCCTGGACCGAGGGCTACGCCAGGATGGCCTTCCGCACCAACCTCAACGACGCCGTCACGGAAGGCCGGCTCCGACAAGCGCGGGATCCCGACATCAAGGTCGCGGTCCCGGCCTTCCGCTTCACGGCCGTCGGCGACGGCGACACGCGCCCTAACCACCGGGCCGCCGACGGCGTCATCCTCTCGGTCGACAATACGGCATGGCGGTGGCTCCGCTCACCTCTCGGCTACAACTGCAGGTGCAGGCTCGACAACATGAGCCGCCCCGAGCTCCGACGGATGGGCCGCCTCGACGCCGCCGGCAAGGTCATCGAATCGAAGATCCCGTACAACGCCAAGCCCGACGAGGGGTTCAGGCCGTGAGGCGACCCCGGTGGGACGACACGCGCCAAGACCTTCGGCGCCTCGTCTTCAAGGACGGCGCCGCCACCGTCGCACGCCGAATCCACGCCCACCGGGCAACGGTCTACCGGCTCATCAGCGGCGATACCAGGCGCCCGAGCGGCCCGCTCAGGGCGGCCGTCGAGGAGGTCGTCGCAGATGCGACAACACCACCTGATACAGTAGGCGAGGAAACATGAAACACGCCACCACGCACCGCGCCCCGGGCTTCAAGGTCACCAAGACCGACGACCACACGGTCTTCCATAGCGTCCCGATCTTCGCAGAATGCGAGCGTGGCGACTTATGCTTCGACGCTAAATGGATCGCCGGCGCCGTCGCCGAGGCCCAACAGCAGGAGCGCGACGGTTACTTGCCACCGCTCCACACCAGGCACCACGAGCCGGCGACGGACCAGACCGACGCCGTCAAGGCGGTCGGCGTCTTCCGCATCACCGACGCGGGTCCGGTCACCTTCAAGGGTAAGCGGATCACGGCCGTCTTCGCCGACCTCATCGTCACCGATCCAGGCATGGCCGACGAGCTCGGCCGCATGAAGTACCCTTACCGCTCGGTCGAGATCTTCGACCCGGAAGGCCCGCCGAAGATTAACGGCCTGGCGCTCCTCGACCACGAGGCGCCCTACCTCGAGCTCCCGATGCTCTTCGCCGGTGAGGTCGACGACAAGCGCGACCAGGACGCCCTCGCGCACTCACGCGCCGAGGGCATGATCCCCGACACCGGAGTCGCAGGTGCGACAAGTTTCTCCCTCAACTACTCTCGCAAGTCAGGCGATCCCGTGTTAGGCTCCGTCCAACACGGCAAGCGAGCCGTACTGCTTTTCAAGTTTCCCGACGAGGACAACATGACCGACGACAACAAACAAAGCACCGACAACCCCGCCAACTTCGCCGACGATAGCGAGGACAAAGACGAGGACGGTGAGAACATGGAAGGCGGTGAGGGCGGCGGTCTAGACGTCGGCTCAGTCGTCAAGGCCATCGAGTCGGGCGACATCAGCGTCGCCGACATGGACGCCATCCTCGCAGCCATCCAGGCGCAAGGCGGCGAACCAGCACCCGAGGAGGAAGGGGTCGACGAGCCCGCACCTGCTCCCGCACCTGGCGCCGAGATCATGAAAGGCGGCACTGCAGCCGCCAAGCTCTTCGCTCACCAGCAGGGCAAGATCGACGCACTCGAGGCCAAGGACCGAGCACGCGATGCAGCTGACAAGCGCACCACCGACGTCGGTGTCGCCATGAAGCGCCTCGATGGCAAGCCGCTAGGCTCTGACCTCGAGCAACGCCTGACCAAGTTCCACAACACCGTCGGCGGCAACGCCGAAGCGTTCAAGGAATACGTCGACACGATGGCCCGCTCCGTAGGCGAGCTCCCGTCCGACAACTCTGGCGCCAACTTCGCTGGCCAGCCTAAGATGCCGAAGGCAGCGATGGCCTACCAGAACCACGGCGGCGAAGCCGTCGACCAGGCCGCGCACTTCTCGCGTGAGTACCAATCCGGCATCGGTCGGAATATGCGGGCGAGTGAGGAAGCCTACGTCCGCATCAACATGAAGCGCCTCGGCTTCGATATCGAGGAAACCGCAACCGCCTAAACGGAGACCGACATGGCTGACCGCACCACCAATCAACAGTACGAATCGAAAGGCGCCGACCGAGTGGCGTACCCGATGACCAACGCCGCCGTCTTACCCATCGGCACCCTCGTGCAAGTCGCCAGCGGCTTCGCGGATCACTACGACGGCACCGGCACCCTGCTCGGCATCGTCGTCGGCGGTGAGAACCTCAACTCATCCGGGATCCCGGTAGGCGACACCAGCCTCACGCCCGACGCAGCTTGCTACGTCGACGCGAGCGGCCCGGTGATCGTTGGAATCCCGGTTGCGAATTCGACCGTGGTGGGCGCTTACGTCTACTGCGACGACTCCGACCTGGCTAACGCGGATACCACCCAACCGACGACCGACGCCCCGATTGGGTGGATCATCGGCTGGCGATCTGCGACCGACGTAGACGTCAAACTCTTCACCGCACTTGAACACACCATCGGCGTACAAGGCGGCGGTGCAGCCTGGACGTAAACCATGAGAGCAAACGCTTCACAACTTCTTGCTAACGGTCTCCGCACCGAGTTTTGGGACACCTACGCGAAGGTCCAGAACCGCGTCGCAGACTCACGCCTCGCCTCGGTAATGAACCTCGGCATCAGCGCGACCAACCGCGAACACGACTTCGGCTACTTCGAGAGCGCCCCGCACTTCACTCAGTGGAAGCGCGGCGACGAGATCAAGTCCAAAGCGATGGACTCGGTAGCCTTCAACGTCCCCGTCTACGAATGGGGCCGTCGAGTGCCGTGGTCCAAGTGGGATAAGGACGACGACCAGACCGACTCGCTCATGGCCGTCGCAAGCCAGGCCGGCGAATCTGCAGCGCTCCTTCCCGAGCGCATGTTCTTCGACTGCATCCAAAACACGACCACCATCCTTCCGTCGGTCCCGACGGCACCAGATGGCGCGGTCATGTTCGCAACCACCGACGGCGGTGGCGGAGCACGCTTCGGCGCCACCAACGGCAACCTTCTGTCAGGCGGCGGCGTAACGGCATCGGCAATCCTCACGGACTTCTACGACGCCATCCAGCAGTTCATGCTCTTCCAAGACACCGAGGGCCAACCGCTCCTCAACGACACGCTCATGCAGCAGCCGTTCATCCTCTGCCACCCGGTCGCTCTGACCGAGGCGATGGAGACCGCGTTCCTGCAGAAGCAACAGCTAGGCGACTCGTCCGTCGGTGGTGCCAAGTCGAACGTGATCGCGGATACCGCGAAGCGCGTGACGCTCTGGCCGAGCCCACGCCTTGACAGTGTCGACGCGAACGACTGGTATCTCTTCCTCGGCAACCCACCAAAGGAGCAGACCTTCTTCCTCGACCGCGAGGCAGTGACCGAGGAGTCGGCGCTCATGAGCGACAACAACTCAGACAGCGTCCGCAGCACCGCCGAAGAATACATCCAGTGGCACAGCCGCTCGGGTGCAGGTATCGCTCTGCCATACGGCGCGATCAAGACGACCAACACCTAAGCGGTCCAGGTCGACCAACCACGGCCGCCGTCCTTCGAGGCGGCGGCCGTTTTTTCTTACCATCAACTAAATGAGGCCCGCACCAGCGGCCAGAACCTCCGATGACTACAGCAACAAAAACCACCAAAGTCGACGCCGCCTCGCTGGCGCCAGACTTCGACAACATCCCCGGCGAGCTCATCGCCGACGAATACTGCTTCTGGATGGGCGTGACCGCCGACTGCCCTCGCGGGCAGATCGACGTCGCCGGCATGTGCTTCCCGCGAGGGACCGAGCGCATCATCATCAACGACGCCGGCAAGCAGGTTCGCGTTCCCGAGAACGGCACACTCAACCAGTTCGTCTCGCGGCACCACTTCGAGGAGCTCTGCAAGGTCCTCCCGCGCCTGGTAATCAGGCCATCGAAGCCGGTCCTGCAAGACGGAAGCGGTGAAAACATCGGCGACCCAATCAACCGGAGCAAGGGCAAGCTCATCAAGATCCCCGATGAGAAGATGATCGCCGGTGCCGCCGACGGTGGGCGTAGGCTCAAGCCCTACGTCAAGCGCGAGGGCGACCGCCCCGCCACCGAATTCATGTATTTTATCTACGCCCCGAGTGGGGTCCGTGGACCCAACTTCCAGACGATCGCAGAGGCGGGCCTTGAGTGGCCGGCCGAGATCCAAGCGGTCGAGGACCTCTTGAGCTAGGAGCTCACCAATGCCAACCGAAGCCGAAATCCAAACCCAGTGGAAAAACCTCGCTAACGTCCTCGAAAAGACGCGAGCCTACGCCGACGACAACCTCGTCAACGCGGGCGGCTACATCGACGTCCTCGTTCAGAGCTTCGAGGGTGAGTATATTCCGATCGAGGGTGCGGCTTTCGTGACCCGCGTCCGCGCTCTCCTCTCGAGCGCGGTCGACCAGTCCCAGGCGCTCGCCATCCTCGAGCCGATGCTCTACGAGTATTCGGCGATCTTGGCGGTGAGTTCGACGCTCGGCTACGGCTCGGGCTATAGGAGCGCCGGCGACGTGTTCGTCGCGCTCTACCAATGGCTCCACGACAACACCGAAAGCGTCGAGACCAGGGCAATCACCTACACCACGCCCTCGGCTAGTGGCTCCAACACGGGCAACGCCGATATCGCACGCCTCACCGTCGACCGCTTCGGCTACAACCTCGAGGCGTGTACCGTCGAGAAGAAGATGGTCAAGTGCATCGCCGACCAGAACAGCGGCACCCAAAAGTGGGCCGAGAGCTTCGAGGTTATCGGTGAGTCGGCGAGCTTCGACGGCCTCCGCCGAGGCGTCACCGGCAGCGGCGAAGCCTCGCGCACGCTCATCCGGGCCAAGCACGCCGGCAGCGGTGCCGGTGGTTCGCTTCTCAACAACTCGAGCTTCTCCGACTTCACGGCCGACTCGGGCGGTGAGCAGTTCACCGGATGGGTCGAGACCCTATCAGGCGCGGCCGTCTACACCGACATCACGCAAGACACGACCAACTACTACCGCACGCACCCCAACGCGAGCACCAACGCGAGCATGAAGATCTCGATGGACAACGCCGGCGATGAGATCACGCTCAAGCAGTCCGTCAACAACATGCGCATCTCGCGCCTGGACCCCGACACCCCGTACTTCCTTCGCGTAGCTTGGAACCGCTCCATCGGCTCAGGGACCGCCGGCAACGTCACGCTCAAGCTCGGCGGCAACACGGAAGTCACCACGGCCGTCGCCGCGCAGAGCGGCTGGCAGGAGCTCATCATCCCGTTCGACAAGACCTGCTGGCTCGAGGAGTTCGGCGAGGATTCCTTCGACATCGAGATCGGGTGGGACGGCGGGACCGCCGGCTACATCCTCTTCGACGACGCCATCTTCTGCCAATGGGACCGAATCGACGGCACCTACTGGCTCGTCCACCAGAACTCCCAGGTCCCGGCCGCCAACCTCGTCGAGGACGAATACTACGCCGTCGACTCAGGCGGCGCACCAGGCACCGGTATCCTGCAATACTGGTGCTGGATCGCGGGCCTCGGCTACCTCCCGAGCGACGCCTCGCCAACCATCACCGACCCAACCTAAACCATGACCGCTTCCGCACTCTGGACCGACGTCGTCGCCAACTACGAGAGCGAGGGCCTCATAAACCTCACCAACCCGCGAGACAACGGCGCGACCGCCGTCGTCACGGCCTACGGTGAGAGCGCGGCTCAGGAGGTCATTGACCTCTTCCCGATCTACGGCCAGGTCGACTACGACGCGACCAACTCGCAGCATGTGACCGTCGGCCGGCGAGGAGTCATCGCGGTCCTCTACGAGCGCGGCGGCACATCCTCGACCATCGCCGAAGTCGAGTGGAACCAGGTTTTCGGTGACGACGGGCTCATCACCAAGCTCAAGCGCACCAGCGCAAGAGCCCGCCAAGGCCCGAACACCAACTCAGGCGTCCGCCAAAAGAGCGAGCTCACCAGCACCGGGCGACGGGTCCGCGGCTGGTCTGACGTCGACTCCCTCCCGCTCGGCCGGCGTTGGCTACCCCGGCGCACCATCGCAGAGGACTAAGGGAATGACGCGGGCGACCTTCAAGAAGGGAGCGCAAGTCGAGCGGTGGGAGAAAAACCTCGCCAACCCTCGAGCGGCCCTCAAGCAGATCGGCGCCCTGGTGGTCGCCGAGTCGCAGCGATCTTTCCGTGATCAGCAACACGGCAAAGACAAGTGGGAGCCCCGAGCACCCGTCAACGTCTACGGCATCATCTCCGACTTCGCCAAGGGCGGCACGCCACCGGCGCGACGCTTCGAGAGACGTCCGGTACTCAAGGACACCGGGCGCCTCTCGAGCTCGATCGCCTTTAAGGTGCTCGGCACATCCGCCGTCGAAGTGGGCTCCAACTTGCCGTATGCTGGCACCATGCAATACGGCGGCCCCATCGAAAGCGAGAAGATCTCGAGCAGCGTCCGCCGGGCGCTCTGGAAGTGGCTCAAGCCAAAAGACAAGGGCCTCAAGGCCCAACTCGGCTGGCTGCTCAATAAGAAATTCCGCGGCGAGACCCTCAAGGGCGAAGTCGAGGCCCGCCCCTTCGTCGGCATCACCAAGGACACCGTCGAGGATATCCGCGAGGTCGTCGGCGTCGAGATCATGGAGGTCCGCTAGTGGTTTCATTCAAGAGCTCAAGCCGCGTGATCAGAGCACCAGGCACGGTCATTGCCACGCCAACAGACCTCACCGATGCAGCCGGGACCGGCGAGTACGGCGGCAGCATCATCGGCTCGACGAGGGCGGTGGCGCTCGTCCCTTTGGGCACGCCCTACCGCGTCGAGTGTGAGGGTCTCGGGGAATACTCCGACGTCCTGGAAGGTAACAACCGCTACATCGTCAACTTCTTCCTCCGCGGATGGGACCAGGGCGCCGTCTCAAGTCTCCTCGCCGGCGGTTACGCCCAGGGCGCAACAACCCAGAATGCAGTCTGGACCGAGCCCGGGACGAGGACGCCGGGACAAAGCTCGACAAGCAGGGCCCTCGTGTGGCTCTTCGCACCTGACGACACCCACAGCCACCCGGCACTCATCATCCGCGCCGGCATCCCGGACTTCGCCGAAGGTGCCGAGGTAGCCTTCCAACACCAGGAGGAGCTCGGCATCAATATATCGATCGAGTGCATCCGCAACGGGAGCGGCCAGACCATAGACCTCGGACACCTGGAGGACCTGACGCTATGAACATCTGGCCATTCCGCAAAGAGACACACGAGGCCCTGCTCGACGACGACTCGCTCGACCGGGCAATTCGCGCCGGCGTGCAGTTCGATCTCGCCTGGTTCCTCAACCAGCCACCCGAGGTCCAGGAGACCATCGCCGCCCGGCGTGACGCCTGGCTCGAGGACCTGGTCGTCGCCGCCGGCTACGCCATCCTCGACCCCGAGCGCACCAGGCTCGCCATGGCAGCCGAGGACGGCGACGAGGAAGCCGATGCGACCCTCGAGGGCCTCAACGCGCTCGAGGTAGCTAAGGCGATGGCCTTCCACGCTGCTCAGGAGAGCTCAGGAGCGCCTCCACGGCCAACCCGACAAACCATGAGCGGGTTAGGAGAACGTCGCAGAGGGGCCGCCGCAGCGCGAGAAGCAGGACGTCGGAAGGGTTCCTGCTTCGGTGCCGAGGAGGTGAAGACATGAACGCCCGCCAAATGGCACAGCAGATACGGCACATTCTGGCGACGGCGAATTGGCCCGAGAGCCCCGGCGACCTAGTGTTTGGTGACCGGTTGTCCTACGTTTTGGCCGGCCTCCCCGACGAGGACGAGCTCCCCGGCGGTTTCCCGTTTGTCCTGGTCAACATCGGCGGCGGCACCGCCGATCCCGACGACCCCAACCTCCTCGAGCAGACCTTCGACGTCCTCGCGGTGGCTGACGTCTCAGGCGGCCGCATGGGCGAGCAAGCCCTCGTCGGCGGCGCCAAGAGCTCGCTAGGGACCAGCGCCAACCGAGGCGTCCTCGAGCTCAACGACCGGGTCCGCGACGCCCTCAAGGACCTCCGCGGCACCGACGGGGCCGCTCTGCAGCTACGCGCCACCGCGGCCGGGTCTCCGACCAGGCTCGGCCGAGGGCGGCACCTGGCCATCGGCGAATCGACCTTCACAGGATGGATCACGGCGGCGCCGAGCTACACGCACCCGACCAGGCTCGCCAAGACCGGCAACGTCTGGACCTGGACCGGCGCCCAGTGCTCGGCTCGCTTCGACTTCATTCGGTACCGTCTCGGATACGTCGACGGGACCACGCCGGCGACTTCACCAGGCGACCTCGACACGGTCGTCTACACCGGCACCGACCTCACCACGACGATCGCAGCCGTCGCCGGTAAGACTTACTCCATCTTCGCCGACTACGGCCACCGCGGCGGGACCGCCATCGAGGGCTCCAGCGACGGCCGCGAGCTTAGTGCTTACCTAGTGACATGAGCACCAACCGCGACGACATGACCTTCACCCCCCGGTTCAAAGAGCCGAGGGATTCAGGGCCACGCCGACGCGCCAGGGAAGCACGCAACCTCGAGAAGGCCAAGCGCAAGCGCACCGCGCTCATGCAGCGGCTCAAGCACGCCTCGACACTCCGTAGTCTACAGTCAGCCCGGTCGGCCAGGACGACCGCCACGATGCGAAAGGCGGCCGGTGCGGGCGCCAAGACCGCGACCCGCCTCGGAGCGAAGTCCGGGTCCAGGCTCCTCGGTCCCGTCGGTGCCGCGCTCCTCGTCATGGACGCCATCAGCATCGCCGGCTCGACAACACGCCGCGCCGAGGGAGGGGTCTCAGGCCGCCTCCTAGACGCGATGGACCAGGACGTCATCTACGGCAACATCGACGAGCTCGCCACCGGGGTCGCTCGCGGCCGTGAGAGCATAGAAGGCGACGAGGACCTCCTCAGAATCATAGGTCAACAAGGCCGCGTCAACTCGCAGATCGGCCAACTCGGCGCCTGGTTCAAGGAGCGCGAGACCGCACGCGCCATCGGTGCAGATCTCATCGAGCGCGAGCCGACCTTCGACCACCTGGAAAGCATCGCCGACAAGGCCATCAAGAAAAGCGCCGACGCCGTCAAGAGCGCGGCCGATGGTGCCGTCAACGCGATCCGGTCCTACTTCGGTAAAGGGGAGCTCACCCGATGACCAAAAAGGCACGGGTACGGCTCGGGCTCGATACCAAAGCCGCCGAGGCCGACCTCCGGGACCTCGCCAAGGAAGGTGAGAAAAGCGCCGGTAAAGTCAACGACTCCCTCGGCGGCGGGTTCGGTCGTGCAGCAGCCCTCGGTGCCGTCACCGGCGCCGGGTTCGGCCTGGCGCAAAGGGCCGCCTCACGCATCGGCGGCTTCATGCCTGACGTTATCTCAGAGGCCTCGGTCGGAACCCGCGCCAACATCGACGACTTCTTCGGAGGACCTGCAGCACGGGCCGCGAGGGGCGCCCGCGAGCAGACTAAATCCGCCTACGCCGAAATCATCGGCCGCATGAAGGAGCCGACGGTCACGCCTGGCATCCGCAACTACTACAACAACGTCAAGGACCTCCGCGAGATCACCGAGCGCGGCAACACCAAAATCGACCAGGAGCTAGGCGGTGACATCGTCGAGGACGCCTTCGAGGGCATCAAAAACACCATCACCGGCGGCTTCGACCGCATCATCGAGGCCCTTCCGATAGGGGGTAAGTGATGGACGAGAAAGTCAACATCCCGGTCGGCGTCGACACCCGGAAAGCGAAGTCAGACCTCGCGCAACTCAACCGCGAAAAGGCCCGCACCGGCAAGCGCATCAATGCTGCAGCACGCCGCACCTCGAGGGTGGCGACCCGCGCATTCGCCTTCACCGGTGTCGCGGCCACCATCGGCAAATTCCAGAGCAACGAGTCAAGCGGTAACGTGAACCCCGTCGACGAGGCGCTCACACCCCTCAGAGCGGCCGGCCAACAGTTCATCGACGACGGGCTAGGGTTCTCAGCGAAAGCCCGTAAATCAGCCCGTGAGCAGACTAAGGCCGCATTCGCCTACCAGGTCGGCCGGACCGGCGACACCGCCGGCATGAGAGACTTCTACAACACGGCCTCAAAGATCCAGCAGGACGTCGAAAGCGGCCGAAACCTCATCCGTCGAGACCCGCGCTTCGTCGGTCCCGACCCGATGGCAGCGGGAAAAGCTGCCGTCAAGGGCCACCTCAAGCTATTCTTTAAGAACCTGGAAGCAGCGAACCCGATGCGGACCCTCATGAGGGGATTCGAGTACGTCGCCGAAGGCATAGCAGCGGAGTAAAACATGGCAGTCACCAATCCCTTCCAGATCACCTACAACGGCACGGCCATCGGCGGAAGCTCCGACACCTACCAACTTCTCGGCCCCTACGTTATCGACAAGGGGTACCGCTCAATCCGCGTATTTTTCGACGTTATCGTCGTCGCCACCAGCGCGGCCACCCTGCGAAGCCTAAGCGACACGCTCGAGACCAAGTTCCGCGAGCGGGACAAGGATCTCGAGATCAACACCGGCTCGACGGTCTGGACTTGGACCGCCGGCACGCACTACTTCAATCCGGTCTGCACGATCTCCAAGAGTGGCAACAGCGAGACCGACCGCGGCCTCTCGCGTGCCTACTCGGTCGTCGTCGAGGCCGAGCTCCCAAGCGACGCCTCCGGTGACAACGGGCTCCTCGAGATTCGCACCAACGTCGGATACGAGCCGAGCCGCCAAAAGACCGTCACCATCGAGGGCAGCTACACCGCCACCGAGAGCGACGACTCGACGACCAACTACACCGACAACGCCGACGCCTACATCGACACCCTACTCACGGGCATCGATGGCTCGGCGACCTGGGAGCTCCTCGAGGAGGACTACGACTTCGACAGGAACACGGCCAACACCCGCTTCCAGCGTCAATACATCGAGCTCCTTTCCAACCAGAGCTCCGGCACGCTCGACGACACCGAGATCAGGGACCACCGGGTCATATTCACCGACCTATCTCAGCACCCGGCAGACTCCCGCGAGGGCATCCACCGGCTCCGCCGGGTCGTCGGGTCCTACGAATGCGCAATCGACATCGAGCAGACCACCGACCTCTACGACGTATTCGACTCCAAAGTACGGCCATTCATCCTCGACACATTCCGCGCCAACTTCAACCCGGCAGTATTCTGCCTCGAGGACCGGCGCATCAGCTACGACGACACAACCAAAAGGCTCTCGGCGTCGCTGCAGTTCCTGTACCAGAAGGACGGCGGCGAGGCCGTCGTCGAGATCTCGCAGAGCGTCGCATACCGCGAGCAGCGGACCATCGACTACACCCCGGTCCACAGCAGCCAGAGCGAGACAACCGCATACGCCGACCCAGGATGGGCAACCATCGAGCGCGTCTGGACGAGGACCGTCGTCGTCCTCGGTGACGAGTCACCTCAACGGCGCATCAGCGGCACGCCGCGATACAACGAGGCCGGCGACTTCGACGTGATCGGCGGGCTCAACATCGAGGGGCGCCAAAACATAGTGGCGTCCGGGTGGAACATCGTGAGCAACACCAGCCAAGTCCAGGAGCAGTGGATCGGCGACCCGACCAACGACGAGCAACTCAAGCTCTCCTCACTCACCGAGACCGTCGTCGAGCGCTACCACGACCAGCCAAGCGGCAGCGGCACTGGCAGCGGTGGCGGACCAATCACGCGCAGAGGGTAACGGATGGCCCTCACCAAGCCACGCATCACCTACGACGGCGTCGAGCTCTCGGCGTCAGGCTCGGTCGCCTGGAAGTTCACCACCGGCTCACGGCCGTATATGGCCACCTTCTCGGTTTACCACCGGGATTGGAACGGTAAGCTCAGGCCGAAAATCGGCCAGTCGGCCGACCTAGTCATCGTCGACGGCCGAGGCACGACCCTCACCGTCCAGAACCTCACGCTGCTGCATGAGGTCCCGAGCGCCAAGCCAAAGGAGCGCAGCTTCGTGCTCGCCGACCGGCGCTGGCGGTGGCAATACACGCTCATCAGCCGCGACTACAACGTCCCGAAAAAGACCGGCGACCGCACCGCGCAAATCAACGTCCCATTCCCGGGCTTCGTCACGACCGACCAATATGACTACAAGGGATTCTCGCTCGAGGGTGGGGACACCGTCTGGACCGCCCGAGCAGTACTCGAGGACGTACTGCAGCAGCTTCGCAACGAGGGCGACGGCTTCCCCTACACGGTCGACAGCTTCCCGATCCAGGAGCAGACCGGCGGCACCCGGAGCTTCACGCTGCAGAACGTGGTCCTGCGCGACCAGGGCGACGTCGCGCTCGCACGCCTACTCGCATACATCCCAGGCGCGACCGTATGGGTCGACGCCTCTGGCATCGTCCGCATCATCAATGGCGCCGATCTCGCCGCGGCGGAAAACTACTTCCAGAGCCTCCCCGGCGCAACCTGGGACGGCGAGCGAGCGGTCGTCGTCAACCGCAAGGCGCTCAGGCCCCGGAACATCGTCGTCCACTACCAGCGCGAGGTCGAAGTCCTCCTCGAGTATTCGGACAATTACGGCAGCGGCACGGTGGCGAGCCCGTCCTACTCGCGGCCCTACATCGAGAACGTGATTCAGACGGTCGACGACAAGACCACCGTCACCGAGTACGACCCGATCCTCAAGCGCCGCATCACCAAGACCGACCTGCCGCCCGGCACATGGGTCGAGTTCAAGGCATGGCTCGCGGCGATGGAAGCGGACCGCCCGCCCAACTCGGACCCGTGGACCTTCGACACGATCAAGATGCACTGGGTCAAGGGCAACCTCGACGTCGCACTCGGCGCCGGCGGCCTGGACCTCGACACCACCGCCAATATCTCGATGAGGATTCAGGCCATCAAGCAGCACTTCCGGCAGAGCTTCCGCATCAACAGGCGGCTCATGGACCGCACGCGAGACATCCAAAACGTCTCCGCCCTGCTCCTCGACCCGTACACCGGCACCCGCGGCCCCGCCCGCGTATGGGGCCAGGCCACAATCATCCCGTCGGCTAAAGGGCTCATGGCGAGCCGCTTCAATAAGGCCAACGCTCACTACTACCGCAACGTCGACTACTTCGCACCGACGCAAGGCCAGTTCTCAGGCCGCACCATCGAGGCACCGCATGGCCCGGCCAAGGTCAACATCGTCGACCGCGACCTCGGGATCTTCCGCCTCGACTGGATCCTCTCGCCATACGGCACCGACCAGAGCTTCATCCCGTGCATGCTCGAGGCCGAGGATGGCGAGTTCAAGGTGCCGATACGCGACCTCGCGCAACAAGACGACGAGCCTATGGGGAGCGGCGTGAGGGTCGAAGGCGGGACGAATTCCATCTTCCTCGCCGACCGCCTTAGCTACCGGGTTCTCCTCACTGTCGTACCAGGCGCACCGAACAACAAGCGGGCCTTCCACCGCGTGGAGATCTCGGCGTCCGACGTCGAAGCCTTCACCGAGGGCGACTGGCGCATCGGGTCAGGCGAGGGACCGGACCTCGAGGTCTTCGTCGCACCAACCGAGGCCACGGCACGCTTCGCCTGGCAGGACGACTCTGCAGCCGCGACGACAATCGGCGAGCTCCTCGGCATCGACAAAGACGACCCCGTCAACAGCGGCATCGAGGGCACCGTACTCCCCGGATACACCCTGGCCAACGAGGAGCGCGAGCTATCCAGCCACTCTCGATCGGTGGCATCTGAGCTCTACGTCAACTTCGCCGACAGCATCCAGGGACGGGTCGCCACGGTCGTTCCCGATACCGGCCTCAAGCTCACCGGCAACATGAGCGGCGCCACCGTACAAGTAGCGGCGGCCCCGTCTGGTAAAGTTTCAGCCATGCACGAGTTCCCCGGCGTACAGAAGCCCATCTCGCGCCTCGCGCTCATGGGCGAGGGCGCCCGCCAAGTCGTGCTCGGAATCGTGCGATTCTCAGGAGGTGACTCTTGAGCACAGGATTCACCGACTGGCCTGACCTCGGGATCTTCCCGACGCAGGACACCCAGGACGGCGTCCCGGTCGGCATGAGAATGACGCTCATCGGCGGCCGCGTCAAAATCCGCCCCGAGCCCGGTGAGAGCGGTGCCACCAAGGTCACCGAGTACGCCCGCGAGCACGGCCTCGGCACCCTCGGCGACATCCACCCCTGGCTCTTCTGGCAGACCCAAGAGCGCGAGATGCGCGACATGGGGTCATGGTCGATGGCATGGGGCGCGGTCGTCACCGACGCAGCAGGAGTCCGCTACGGCGGCCCCGCCGGCGTCCAACCTCTCACGGTCAAGGAAGGCCACCAGGTCAACGACCCCCGATACCGGGTCCTCCTTCCGGCATGGGATAGCGTGCTCCCGTGGCAGCCCGAAGGAATGCTCTCGATGGTCATGCCGTCGACCGACGAGACCGAGCCGGGCTCAGTCATGCTCAACGGTGACCGGCGCCTGGTCGCCGCGTGCGCAAGCGGACCAGGTCAAGCCGGCACCACCATCTGCGACATGCAGCCCGACGGCGAGCTCTGCATGGACGGAAGCCTGACCCCCGGCCTCAACGGAAGGCACGCACGGCTGCAGGGCCTGGTCCGCGTTATCGCCCTGGACCATGGCTCGGCGCCGATGCTCGGCGGATCCTGGTACAACAGCATCGCGCTCAACTACGGCGTCTCACAGCAGGAAGGCATCCTCGGCTACGGCATGATCTACGGCCGGGCGATTAACGGCGGCGGGCCAACGACCGGAAGCACCACCGCGCAACAACCAGCCGGCGCGGGCGGCGGTCAGAACGGCCCCGACCCACCAGGGAGAGACAACAACGGCTTCGCATCAGGCACGGGCGGCTCACCAGGCAGCGACGCCCCGGGCGGCTCAAACTCAGGTTACCAGCGATCGGTCGCCGACTTCGGGCAATTCATCTCGAAGGCGCAAGGCGGCCACGCGGTCGGCTTCATGGCGCACGAGGCGTCAGGCCCTATCGTCTTCGGATGCGGCAAGCACCGCGTCGGGATCGACAAAGACGGCCACCCGATGACGTCGGCGCACATCTCGACCAACGGCTACTTCTACAAAAACGCGAGCGAGGACGGGCCGCTCTACTTCTCCAACGAGGAGTACCCCGAGGAGCTCGACGAGCACGCTAACGAGACAAAGGTCCACCTCTCATGGGATAAGGAAACGAGCCACGCCTTCGTCGGTGGCGCCCGTCGAGGCGTGTGGCGATGGTGGACAACCGTCCCCTACGTCCGCCCGACCACTGGACGGCCGCCGACCGCCGCCACGCCAAGCACGCCAGGCACGCCGAGTCGGCCGACCACACCGGGCTCACCCGGTGCGCCCGGCGTGCCGGGCACGCCGTCGACGCCGGGACGACCTACCACCCCAGGGGCGCCTGGCAGACCTGGCAGCCCTACCGGGCCATCCGTGCCAGGGACCCCGGGCGGGCCCGTCGCGCCCGACGACATCCCGAACCCGGCGAAGCCGAAACCCTACGCCCCTGCGACGCCCAACAACACCGTCGGAAGGCGTCCAGGCCGCGCCGTAACGCCCGCAAGGCCACGCGGCCCCGTCATGCCGGCCGACATCCCGAAGCCCGCAAAACCGCCTAACGCGCCGCCAGGGCGACCCGTCACCTACCCGGAAGGGACCACGCGCAACCAGCCGATCGTCCCGGTCGCGCCTGGCAACTCATACTTCATCGGCCGCGGCTTCGACAATCAGAGCTTCAGCGACAACTTCGACATCAATCCCCCCGACGGGTCGGACTATAACGGCATCAGACCCGCCGGCGTAGTCCAGCAGGTCGGCGGCGCCGCCGGCGGCGGTGAGGACGTCGGGCTCTTCTCGATCTTCCACCCGCACAGCACGGGCTTCGCGGCGATCGCTCTACGGCCTCAACTCTGGATCAAGGGCGCACCCAACTTCGAGCACAACCCGCTCCTCGGCTCCGCCATGTATCGCAGCGAGGAGCAGACCAGGCCAACGGTTCTCACGATCCGGGCATGGGGCGCACAGAGCGAGAGCGGTGACTGGAAGTACGCTAAAACCCCGGTGTCGTCTCGCGCCCGAGGCGGCACCGCCGACGGCGGCATCCTCGTCGCGCCGGCCGAGTTCGAGATGGAGGACTACCTCGGCATCAACAGCAACGCCGACACCGACAACCCGACCGCGAGCACCTACGCGATGCTGGCGCCCAACGTCTCGCTCGCCTTCGGCAACCCCGCAACCAGCGGTGGGCCGACGGTCGGGTCGAAACTCATCTACCAGGAGACGGCAGCCGGCGACCTCATATTCTCGGAAGTCACCGACGTCGCGGGAAGCCTGACCGAGATCATCAAGGTATCGGTCGACGGCGACGGCGCCGGATACACCGAGCTCGAGGGTACCGGAGCTCTCAAAGTGCCCGGCGGCTCGACCGACGAGCGGCCAACCACGCCGGCGGCGGCGATGGTCCGCTACAACTCGACCGACAAAGCATTCGAGTATTACGACGGGACAACATGGAACAGCCTGACGCCGGGCGGCGGCGGTGGCGGCGGAGTTACTTCGGTCAACGGCCACACCGGCGTCGTGGTCCTCGACCCCGACGACCTCAACGACGCATCGACGTCCCACAAGTTCGTCACCTCGGACGACATCACCAACCTTAGCAACCTAAGCGGGACCAACACGGGCGACGAGCCGACCGCCACCACCGGCGCCGAAGGTGTCGTCGAGCTCGCAACCACCGCCGAGGCCGAAGCAGGTAGCGCGACCGACCGCGCATTAACCCCGGCCTCGGTCGCGGGTCTGATGAAGCTCTTGCCCAAGGCGTTCGGATCCTTCGACCCGAAGACCTCACCCGTCATCAAGGCCAACCACTTCAACCTCGGCGGCACGCTCACCCGCAACGGCACCGGCGACTACACGCTCACCTACGACACCGCCCTCGCCGACGCCAACTACACCGTCACCATGAGTTGCTCGGACAACACCGGCACCGCGTTTGCGTGGGGAGTGGCACAGAAAACAACAACAACCTTACGGGTCTTCATCCGTCTCCCGACAGGCGCGGCAAGCGACGCCGCCGAGCTCGTCCACATCGTAGTCCATCAAAATCTAGCGCCATGACCACCGCCCAAATGTACGCCATAATCGGAGGAGTGCTCGGCCCTTGCGTCGCCATCATCCTCTACTTTTTCAAGCGGTTCGTTATGACGATCGACCGGCAGGTCGAGGCGTTTCAAGCGGTCCAGGACAACAACGACAAAGCCTTCCGTGATCTACAGCGCGAGATAAGCGCGGTGGCTCAGAAAGTCGCCAAGCTCGAGGGTAGGATGGATGCGTGAAAGGCATACTGTGGGTCTTCTTTTTCTTGCTCATATTCAACATCGGGGCGAGCTTTTGGGGCGCGCTCCAGACATCAAAATACATAGACGCCCTGCATGAGCAACTGATGAGCAGCCAAAACGGTAGCAGCATGGCCTCGACCAAAATAGGCCCGGTCGGCGTCGAGACAACCATCGAGGGCGTGACCGTCACCGTCCCCGTCTCCGTCACCGTCACCCAAGGCGAGGACGTTCCCGAGAACGTCGCAACCCCGAAAGACTCGGAGACCGACGCGCAACTAAGCGCCCGCGCTTTCGACACGCTGGCGGCCCGCGTCAAGTACGTCAAAACTAACGGCACCTAAAATGAAAAACCACACCATCATCACCGCCCTCATCGGTGGCGTGCTTCTGCTCGCCGCCTCTTGCTCCACGTTCACCGAGGAGGAGCAGCAGCAATATGAAGGCTACGAGCACCGACAGACCGAGCTCGGCTACCAGTCGGAAGCCGCAGCGACGGCCCTGGCCGAGACCTTCCCGCGTGCAGCCTTCCTTCTCGACAAGGCCCGCAATGGCGTATTGACCCAAGCCGAAGTCCTCGAGCTCACCGATCTCTTCAACAACGGACCGCAACGACTCAAGGATGGGATCACACTCGTCCAAGGAAACCTCGCCGAGTGGTGGAGCATCGAGCAGAAGAAAGTCGACCTACGCGAGACCGCCGGCGGCGGATGGTGGGAAGAAGCTCTTGCGATGGGCTTGCCTTTGCTGGTCGGTCTAGGCGTCCCGACGTCGGGACCACTGGCGCCCCTGCTGCCATGGCTCGCACCGTTCTTAGAGAAGACCCCGCTCCGCAACCGCGAGAAACGTGCCACGGCACGAGCCGCTCACGACGCGAAGGCGGCCGAGAAGGTATAGTCCACACTCCATGAACGACCAAGCTCAAGAGCAACCCGTCGACGAGGTCACCAGCCTCGTCGACGCCCCGCAACCGGACCGCGATGACGCGCAACAACGAGCGCACCTATGCGCCACCGATATTCAGGAGATCCTTGAGAGACACCGGTGCCGCATCATGCCACGAATCGACCCGGCGACCATCGAGCCCGTAGGGCTCGCCGGCGACAAGGTCCAGATTCAAGCGACTTTCTGGATCGCGCCCCTCTCGTCATAAGGGCACCCCATGACGGACCCACTCCCCGAGCGATACCACGCCGCAAGATTCACATACTTCGAGGACGTCATGCCTCTCGAGTGGCTCGCATCGGCCGGGGAGTGGCTCCACCACAACAAGGGCTTCTTCCTTCGAGGCGGTGACGAGGACGGCCGCGACCGATTCAACTACGAGCTCACCGAGGTCGACGACCTCTTCAAGCCGACCGCCGACCTCAAGGCGGAGATCCTCAAGCACCTCGCCGGCGCCATCGAGAAGGTCGGGATCCCCGACTTCGACCTCGAGGCCATCGAGTGCCACGCGACGCTCTACCACCACGGGAGCCACTTCGCTCACCACAAGGACCGCGACGACGGCACGCGGCGCCTGGCCTTCTGCTTCTACCTGCACACCGAGCCCAAGATGTTCTCGGGCGGTGAGCTCGAGTTCCTAGACGGGACGATGGTCGAGGCGAATCACAACCGGCTCGTCATTTTCGACCCTTACCAGCAGCACCGGGTTCGCCGCGTCGAGTGCTGGTCCGCGGACTTCCTCCACGGCCGGTGGGCGATCTCAGGTTGGATCCACGGCAAGCCGGCCGAATAAAAAACGGCCGCGACCCCCTTTCCCGAGAAGGCCGCGACCTGCAGCACGCAAGCCCTTTGCTCCTGCGCGGCGCCGTCGAGTATATCAACCACCGCCGGCGATATCGTCGCCGAAGTCCGCGAGCATCAAACCAGGCATTGCCAAGATACAGAGCGGGAAGCCCCACGCGAGGCCGACCCAACGGGCGAGGGTGCCGAGCACCAGCCTCACGCTTCCACCTCCTCACGCGACTGCAGGAGTGCCTTATCAACGACCTCGACATCGACCTCGAGGCCGAGCGCGATCGCCGAGACCGTCCACGCCTGTGCACGCTTAGCACCCTTCATGAGGTTATACAGATGGGCACGCGAGACACCGCAAGCGGCGGCCATCTCCCCCATTTTCCGAGGGCGGGCCGTCGGATCTTCGTGGCGGGCCTCGCGCTCAATCAGCTGACGGAAGTTCATGAGCACGCCACCCACGCCGTCAAGGCGCCCGTGATAACTACGAGAACAAGAGCGGACCAGGACAGCGCCACGGCCTCGGCCTCAAGATCGGCGCCTGAGCGCCCCTGGCCGCCCTCGAGGAGCGGCGCGTCATTGCGGGAATCTTTCATGGCCCCATAGTACACCGCCGTCCCCTGCTGTCAACTACTAACCCTGGAAGTACGGAGCCCTGTAACCCTCGGCAGCGAGCGGTAAGCCCTTCGCCCACGGCGGGCACTCGGTGAGCAGACGACAGAACTCATCGACGTCACCGGCGCCGACAGGCACCTCTGCGGCCAGGGAGTCATGCACATGGACCACCAGGTCATAGGGGTCCACCTTGCCAAGCCGCACGGTGGCGGCCGCCAGGAGGTCCCGAGCGACGGCCTGGGTCACGTTCTCGGCCAGCTTCCCGCCGTAGGTCGACTCCAGGACCATGCTCGTCTTGTCCTTCCCCATCGAGAAGAACCTGAGCTCCTCCCGCGTGATCTCTTTCTCGACAATCGTGCCGTCCTCCTCGACGATCTTAATCACCGAGGTGGTGAACACCAGCTTCGGCCTCCAGTAGCGAAGCGTGCGACCGCTAGGGAGCACAATACCGAGGCAACCCTTCGACGCAATGGCAGTGACGAGGCCCGAGGGTATGGCGACACCAGGGGCGGCGACGGCCGACTTGGCGGCCTCCTCGATCTCGTTCCAGAACGCGACAATCCGGGCGTTGGCCTTGCGCCAGGAGCGCTGGATTCGACGCGCCTCAACGAGCGAAAGCGGCACGCCCCAACCAGCGGCGGTCGTCACAAAGGTCAAGACGCCCATGCCGTAGCCGAGCGCGAGCGTGGCGACCTTGCCTAGCTGGCGGTCCGAGCTCCCGACGTCGGCTGCAGCCTTCACGTAGATATCTTCACCGGACCGGAATACATCCAGGACGTCCTCCTGACCGGCAAGCCAAGCGATAACCCGCGCCTCGATGGCAGACCAGTCGGCCGCGATGAGCTCCTTGCCAGGCGCCGCGCAAAGGATCGAGCGCAAGCAGGAGCTCACCGCCTCGAGCGGGCGCTCAACCAGGAACTTCAAACCTTCAAGATCACGCCGGCTAATGGCTTCACGCACCGGCCCGGCCAAGTCGCCGAGCTTATCCTTCGGCAAGTTATGCACCTGGAAGCCCGAGCCGGTCCACCGGCCGGTGCCGGCGCCACCAAACTGCAGCGTGAAGCGGAGCCGACCATCGCGGCCGACCATCGAGTCAACCCGGGCAAGCTTCGCAAGCGAGGTAGCCTTCGTAGACTCGAGCCGGTTCTGCAGGACCAGGCGCACATCAGGGTGCAGCCCATCACGCGACAAGATCTCAGCGACCGCCGACTTATCGGTCGACTCGGACTTCTTAAACACGACCGCACCGTCGACCAGCTTCTTCCGGGTCCGCGTCGGAATCGCAACGCCATGCTCTTTCAGGAAGGACTTGAGCGCGGCCGGGTTACGCGAGTCCTTAACCAGCACCGCACGCCAGTCGGACAAGCCGTGGACGACCTCGGTGTCGAGCTCGGCCTTACGCGCCAAGACAACTGCCATGCAGTCCTCGGCGAAAGCCCGATCGAGGTAAACGCCCCGCGCATTGATTCGTTTATCAACACGGTAGGCGAGCTCCTCGGCGACGTCGAGGGGCTTCAATCGGTAATAACAGTCGAGGGTGGCGCCGACATCACGGCCGCAATAGACGACCAGGCGGTCCCGGTTCGCCGGCGTGTCGTGGGCGTTTTCCCATCCGCCATCTACACCATCGACGAGCTTGCACATTTTCAGCATGAGCGCGGCGCCTTCTTTATCCTTCTGGATCGGGCAGCCAAGCGACTCGGCGAGACCGGAAAGGCTCATCGGCAAATTCAGCGCGAGGCCGAGCACCTGCGTGTCAGCGATCTGCTCGAGCTCGAGCGGCGGAAAGCCGTAACAAGGCTCGAGGATATTCCGCCAGATCGACAACTCAAAGCTGGCGTTATGGGCGACCACGGTGCCACCGGCTAGGATGAACTCGACCAGGCCGCGAGGGAGCTCATCACCAGGCTCCCACTCGATAAACGAGTAGCGGTCGCGGTTCTCCGCATAGGCGAACACGACGCAATAAACATCGGTCGACTCATCAGCAGCGTAGGCCCACTGGCCGACGCGCTTCAAGTCGGCAGCCGACTTTGTTTCAATATCGACCGCAAGAATTCCCTTTTCTACATTCATGATTAAAAGGTGCCCAGGGCGGGCGGGCAGGTCCGGCACCCCCACGGTAGCCAGCCCACATCCCGCCCGCCCCGAGCGGTTACATGTTAGCCGAGGAGACCATCAAGACCACCACCCGACTCCTCGCCGAGCTCCGAGCCGGCTTCAAGGTCGTCGGTCTCGATAGCATCAAAGACGTCACGGGCGTCCTTACGGCCACCGAGGCGCGTATCCTCGCGGACCAGCTGCACGGCATTCAGCGAGAAGCTGACGCCCTTGCCGCCCTCTGGGTGCTCCCAGGCGTAAGCGGTCAAGTGGAAGCGGCACCAG